ACGATAGAGTCTTTTATCTATCCAAAAGCTTTAACATCAACAATGGAACCAGTAGTTGCAGATGCATCAAACGGAGTCGGACTTTTTGTGAACAATAATGGCGTAGCATTTGCACTAAAAGGTTTATCTAATATTGATTATAGAGTAGATTTTGCTATCCCTAATTTTAGCCGTGTGGTACATATTGTATGTGTTTACTCAGTGTCAGAAATATCAATATATATAGATGGAGAAAAACAAGCTTCAAAAATATTAAATGATTTTAAATTTACAAATTCATCTTTATCACTAAAATGCGGACCCACTTCTAATTCATCAAATAAGTTTTTAGTTGATTCTGTAGCTATATATAGATATTCTTTATCAGAATCTCAAATACAAAATCATTATAATTTAGCTCAAGCACTACCAGCATTTAATACGACCTTCCCAGACCTTGGAGAGCTGTTTGACATATACGATACAAATATATCAACTAAGTTTGAGTATTCCTACCCAGCAAGAAAACCCTGGAAAGATTTAACTACCGCAGGACTAGAGTATGATTTTATAAAAAATAGAATACAAATTCCTGTGGGATCTGGAACTTCTCAGTCTGCATTTTTTACTGAGTTTTTATATATACCATCACAATATGGAATAGACGCTTCCAAGATAGAATGGTCTGCGACAGAAGGAGTATCCGTATACTCAAGTGTTGATGGAATAACCTATGTTGAATGTGAGAATGGCTCTAAAATACCACAGTATGGAAATTCTACTAGCGGAGAAGATTTTAATGCATCGTATAGCCTTTATATAAAGGCGCTTTTTGAGACAGCAAACGATAAAACAAATAATCCTTTTATGGAAAGCCTTACAATTAAGTTTTATAAATCACAGATTATTTATGCTACAAACTCTTCTAGTTACATATCACAAATGACAGATGACCCCGACTATTTTGCAAAAGCATATGCGGGAAATAAAAGATACTCAGCTTTATCAAGGAATATGCATAGTGGAATACGAGTAAAAGAAAACTCTGGATTCTATTTAAATCTAGGAAGACTTTGCACATCAATGGAGTTTTTCTATACTCCAAAAGATCTATCTGGCGGAGGTCTTGTATACAGAGAAGAAATTACTTTTATAGAGGTCCTAGGAGGACTATATAACACCTCATACACTGGATTGGCTGTGGCAGACGGTGGGCTATATAATTCTTCTTATACGGCCTCCTATGACGCAGGGCCAGCAAGTCCAGACATAGGGGTAGAATATACATGGGCATCATCTGGAACAATAACTAAAAATAATATAAAAAAGATATATATAAACGGAGTAGATAAAACATCTCAAACATCAATATCAAATGTTTTTAAGGCTGGTGAAATTTATCACGTAGTCCTGGTTTTTGATAATCAAATCATGAACTCAGTTAAGCTAGGATATTCCCTTGATGGGGCTTCAGAGTCTTCATATCAATATATATCTACATACGGCTATGAGCTAGATTCTGCAACAGTTACTGATCATTATCAAATTTATATAAATGGAGACCCTACTGTTATATCTGAACCGTCATTCTCCCTGACAGAAAATACAGCCGAAGTATTCGATAATGACTGGATTGTGATCCAAAACGTTTAATTTTGTCATCAATCGTGACAAAAGCTGGACTTAAACAAAATATAATGGTAGAATGAGTGTCTATGGACTTCAATAAGATCGGCACCAAAGTTTTAGACGAGGAAACAACACTCGGAATTTACGTATGGGAAATTGATGGAAAGTGGGTCGGAGACGACGAAGGAAACTACCTATCAATAACATCAATGAAGGATAACAAAGAAAGAATTGAAGCCTTGAGAAAAGCTGTTTCTGGATATGGTATAGACAGAGGGCAGCCATTATTTTTGTCGGGAAGACGCAAGATTGATGATGAAGAATATCAGTATCAGCAGTCAAGACTTAATTTAGGTTTAGTGCCAGACCCACTAGATGTAGGAAACTATAAGGATGAGATGAAAAAGCTCACTGTGCCAGGGAGATAAAAATGGAACATGTTGATGAAACCCCAGAAGTAAATGAAGAAATTCAGCTATCTAGTGCTGCTGATTGGTTTTCTTTTAAGAAAGAAACAGAGCATGATGATCCATTTAATATTCAATTAGATGACATTAGAAAGCTAAACGGATTAAGCCCAGCATTTCGCAGAAAAATAGGCAGAGAATTTTCTAAAGCCTTTACTGGAATAGATAGTACATCAACACAGCAAAACTTGCTAGCACAGGCAATAACTGGTTACGCTATGTTTGATCTGGTTCAGCCAATATATAACTTAGAGTATCTATCAAAAATTTATGAAGTTTCAACATATAACTACGCAGCAATAAATGCAAAAGTTGCAAACATTGTAGGTCTAGGATATCAATTCGATGAGACAAGAAAAACAAACGATGCCCTTGACGGAATCACAGATGAAAAACAATTACAGAGAGCCAGAAAAAAGCTTGGCAAATTAAGACAAGATTTAGAGCAGTGGCTAGAGGATGTAAATGATGAAGAAACATTTACAGAAACTCTTATTAAAGCGTATACAGATTTAGAAGCAACTGGTAATGGCTTTATTGAAATAGGCAGAACAACTCGTGGAGATATTGGATACATTGGACATATTCCAGCAAAGACAATGCGTGTAAGAAGATTACGTGATGGCTTTATTCAGTTGCTTTACGGAAAGGCTGTTTTCTTCAGAAACTTTGGCGATCAAGATACACCGAATCCAATTGCTGGCGGACTAGATAGACCAAACGAAATTATTCATTTAAAGAAATATACTCCTATGGATAATTACTACGGTATTCCAGATATTATTGCTGCACAAGTAGCTCTTGCAGGAAATGAATTTTCTGGTCAGTACAACCTTGACTATTTCCAGAACAAGGCTGTTCCAAGATATATTATTACTGTTAAGGGTGCCAAACTTTCACCAGAGTCAGAAAGAAAATTGCTTGAGTTTTTCCAGGTTGGACTAAAGGGCAAAAACCATAGGTCTCTTTATGTCCCTCTTCCACCAGATACGCCTGACTCAAAGGTTGAATTTAAAATGGATCCAATTGAGGCTGGAGCACAGGAATCATCATTTAATGTTTATCGTAAAGCAAATAGAGATGAAATTCTTTTAGCACACAGAACTCCAATTTCTAAAATTGGTATTCCAGAAGGAATTAATTTAGCTGCAGCAAGAGATGCGGATAAAACATTTAAAGAGCAGGTTTGTCGCCCAGCACAAATGAGATTAGAGAAAAAAATTAATTTAATTATTGCTGAAAAAACAGATGCCGTTCAAATTAAATTTAATGAACTTAGCCTTACAGATGAAGATACTCAGTCAAAGATTGATGAGAGATATTTAAGAATGCAGGTTATTACCCCTAATGAAGTTCGTCTAAGAATGGGTAAAATTGCAATTGAAGGCGGAGATGAAGTTATTCAATTAAAGCCTCAGCAGCAGGCAGAAATTAGAGCTCAGGCTGGACAGACAAGAACTAGGGATCAAGAAAGACAAAATAATTCTCCAGATATTTCTGGGGAAGCCAGGAATCCAAAAGGTGACGGAAGTCAGGTAGAATAATCTACTCGACTGTTATTTGCCTTTTTACATATATGCCTATAAAATTAAGCATATGAATATCGAAAAATCTTACTGGTCATCAAGTGGAGAGAACCTTCATTTATCAGTTCCTTTCACAAAGGTCAACATAGAAAAAAGAACAGTGTCTGGTTTTGCGACACTAGATAATGTTGACCAAACAGGAGACGTTGTAACAGCAGATGCAAGCCTAAAGGCGTTTGAAAACTTTAGAGGTAATCTTAGAGAAATGCATCAGCCAATTGCTGTAGGTAAGGTTGTTTCTTTTAAGCCAGAGACATACTACGATCAAGATTCACAAAAGTTTTATAATGGAGTTTATGTAACATCATACATTTCAAAGGGCGCACAGGACACTTGGGAAAAGGTTCTCGATGGAACTCTTACTGGATTTTCAATCGGCGGAAAAATTAAAGATTCAGATAATGAAGTTAACAAGTCTACAGGAGAAACAGTAAGATTTATTAAAGACTATGATCTAGTTGAACTATCTATTGTAGACTCTCCAGCTAATGAACTATGCAATATTTTTTCAATTGAGAAATCAAATGGGGCTATGGTCTTTAAGGGAATGGCTGCAGAGATTGTAACAGAAAACATTTTTTATTGTGAAGAAAGCAATTCAGTATTTCTTTCTACAGAAAAAACATTTGATTCACCAATTACTGGTAAGCCAGCATCTATTATTGGATGGGTAGAAAAGTCAGACATTAATAAGTCTAACGAAGTACAGAAGATTCTTGATTCATTTAAGAAATCAAGATTTACGTTGCCTGATACACAAACAATTGCAAAACAGGCAAACGCAGAAGGAGGTAATGAAGTGTCAGAAAACACAGAAAACGCAGTGGTTGAAGAGACCGCTGTTGAAGAAACAGTTGCCGTTGAAGAAACACCAGCAGCTGAAGAAGCTCCTGCAGAAGATGCAGTTGCAGACGCTCCTGCCGAATCTCTGGAGAAAGCAGCCGACGTATCAGAAGTTATGGTTGATGAACCTGATTTTGCAAAGATGCTTGGTGACCTAAAGGGCTTTTTCTCAGAAACTCTAAATAAAGCTGCACAGACAAACGCAGCTCAAGTTTCATCTATTCAAGATACTGTTGAGTCATTCAGCAAGAGCGTAGATGTAAGAATTTCAGAGTTGGCAGAACAGCATGCTATTTTAAGCAAAGCTGTAGAAGACATAAAGAACACAATTGACGGCGTTGAAAAGCGTGTCGATGCAGTAGAAGGTGAGACTGCAATTAAGAAGTCCTCGGATCTTGGCGGATCTCAGGAAGTAACAATCAAAAAATCAAAATGGAACGGTTCTTTCCTCGGTTCCGTATCAGATTTAATCAAATAAGGGTAGGTGAAATAAAATATGAGCAATGAATTATTAAAAGATATTGCAGCTGGAACAACAGCTACAGGTACATTTGCTTCCACATCAGGTGGATCAGGTATCCACACCGCATCAGAAAATGGTAACGGTGGTCTGCTTAATCCAGAACAGTCTGCTCGCTTCCTTGATTATATGTTCGATGCAACCGTAATAGGTAAAGTCGCACGTACAGTCCGTATGAAGTCAGACACAACTGAGATTGACCGTATTGGCGTTGGTGAGAAGCTTATGAAGCTAGCAACCGAAGGTTCAGATACTGCAACAAACTCAGCAGTTACATTCTCAAAGATTTCTTTGACAACAAAGAAGCTTCGTCTTGACTGGGAACTCTCAACAGAGTCTCTAGAAGACAACATTGAAGGTCCAGATCTAGAAGATCACATTGCAAGACTTCTTGCAACACAGGCTGGAAATGACATTGAAGATGTTATCCTAAACGGTAACACAGCACTCACAGGAGATGCACTTTATAAGGCATTCAACGGTGTAGTTAAGAAGGCAAAGACATACGGTCACGTTGTCGATGCTGGTGGAGCAAACATCACAAGAGCCGTATTTAACTCAGCTCTTAAGGCACTTCCACGTAAGTACAAGCAGCGTCGCACAGACCTCCGCTTCCTTGCAGGATCAAACTTGATCCAGGATTACCTATATGCAACTTCACAAAACATTCAGAACGTCAACCCACAGGATATTGCTTCTGGCATCATCCGTGGTGAGGTTGCACCAGTTTCAGGTCCAGCAGGATATGTAGCTCCATACGCATTTGGTATTCCAATCGTTGAAGTTCCACTTCTTCCAGAGACACAAGACGGTGACTACTCAGGAGAGACAGGTTCACACGGAGACGTCCACTTGACATTCCCAAATAACGTTGTTATTGGTATCAAGCGTGATGTAACTGTTTACCGCTTCTTCTGGCCACGTAAGGACTCAATTGAGTACACAATGTATACTCGTGTTGGCGTCCAGATCGAACAAGCAGACGCTTGGGTCGTAGT